TATCTCCATATTCTTCTAGCTTTTTACCTGCAGTATTCCAACCAGAAGCCTCTGTTTTTAATGTATTTAACTTATTTTGCGTATTTATAATTTCTCTTTGTAAAGCACGATAATTCTCTTCATTAACCTGTGTTCCTTCTGCCATTTTCTTATCTGCTTCTGCTTTTATCTCTTTAAGTTGTTTTAATTTTTCTTCTGTTGTTGCAATAGAACTGTTTAATATATCTTGTTTTTGTTTTAATAATTCAGTATTTTTAGGGTCTAATTTCAGCAAAGAGTTAACCCCGTCTTAGCTCTCTGCTCAAACTAGATGTAGCAGAATTAACTTTGCTTAACGCTTTTTGTAGTCCTGATGTATCTCCACCTATTTCTACTATTATTCCTTTTATGCTTCCTGCCATAAAAACCTCTTTTCTTAAATAAAACTGGGTAGAATTACATTGCTGCAAGTCTATCCCAGTCCTCTTGTGTTGCTTTTCTATATTTACTTTCCTTTTTCTGTATAAAAGATAATAAAACTTTCATAACATCTATATAAGTAAGTTCTTTTAAATCGGAGACAGTTAGCCCTATTCTTAAACATGAACCTATAAATTCATGTTCTGGAAATACTTCCTCAGACTTACTATCTCCATTTATTTTATCTAGTTCTTTTGATAATTCTTCATCAACAAAAGCAATCTACGGCAAATTCCGTTACCTCTGAAATCCAGCTATCACTAATATTGAATTTTGTTATTGATGATAACCAAGTTTCATAACTTTCTACTTTATTATTTGCTGTATATATTAATATCCAAGCCATTTGTGTTATTTTAGCAACAAATTCATCAGTATCATTTATCATATACTCTGATAATTGACTTAATTTTTCAGCTTCACTAATATTTTTTCCATCAAGCTGTTTTGCTACTACCGCTTGTTTTATTAAGTAGTTTTGAATAAATTGCATATCTTTTAATATTCCTGTTTTAAATATGGATTTATACTTAACGTAAGTAAGTGCGTTGCAATCAATATCATACTTTTTGCCACAAATTGTTATTGTTTTCATAAATTACCTCCTAAACTCCTTCTACAGTTGCATCTTTTTCATATACCTTTGTGAAGAATGTATCATATATTGCTTGATTTTCTTCAGTTGGCTCAATATAACATTTAACATTATTGTCTGATGAACGAGGTGCTATTGTTATTGGTAAACTTTCAGTTCCAACTTCTATAGATTCTTGTTTTGTATCATGACTTCTTGATGGTCTTGCAGCTGTACAATCCCAATATACCCATCTTCTTCCTGTAGCATCTCCATCACCTTCAAACATTAATGCAAATCTAGCTTGTTTATCATTAGCATTTTCGATTACAGCTCCATTATTATCTTTTTCTTGCCCTAATATTTTTGTTAAAAATTCCTCTGGAGTAATAGCTAACACTAATTCTCCTTCATAACCTTGATTAGAATTTGCTCTAAAAAATACTATATTGTCTGCATAAAATTTTGTTGTTTCCCCTTGTGGCTCTGGTGAAAATCCTGTTGCACCAGGCATAGCAAAAGGTGTTCCGTAAGTTATAACTCCATCTTGTTCTGTAAGAAGAGCTACATGCACATTTTTAATTCCGTATAATACTTTGTTCATTTCATTTCCTCCTTAAATTTCAAAAAAATAACTCACTTGCCAGATATCTTCATCTGATAAGTAAGTTTCTTCTGTTTTATTCCAAGCTATATCACCTAGAATTTCATTTTCTATTTTATTTTCCATATCTAGATCCTTCTCTAGATATGTATAATCAAGTTTAATTGGTGTTTTTTTTGAATAAACTTTATCATCTGCCATAAAGTTGTTTGTTGCAGTAGATATTGCTACCAAATGTGGAGGTAATGTTGCTCTTTTAAATCTACCATAAGCATATTTAAGACCTGATTTTTCACATCTTTGTTTTAGTTCTTGTAGTGTCATTTAATACCTCCTATTTCTTTTTTTAGTTCTTGTTCAAATACTTTCTTGTATTTTTCTTCAGTTGGTCTTATATGAGGAAAAGCTCTTGTTCTTCCTCCGTTTCTTGTGGCATGTCCAAACTCTAATAAGTGTGTCAACTGATAATCTGTTTTATTATGGATTTTAACAATATATTTGTTTCTTCCAGCTTTATCTTTTTTTAATCTCCAACCTTTGGCATAACTTTTCCTATACCCTGTTGGCGATGTATTTTTCAGTTCATCTGTTGCTTCTTTACCTACTTTATTTGATACTTGCTCAACAACTTCTGAAACATCTTCTTTATAATTTTGTAGATATTTCATTATTTCTTTATCAACCAAACTAGCTTCTACTGTCTTTGACATTCTTTATTTTCCTTTCACAAATCAACACAACTTCATCAGCTGTTGGCTCTTGCACCCTTATTACAGAGTAAACCTTTTTCATATAAATAAGTTCTTCTTCATCTTTATAATTTAAAGCACTTATTCTTAATCTTAAACTAGGTTTAAATCCTTGTTGATTTGCTTGATAATATTCATTCGCATACACATCTTCAACTTTGATTATTGGTATTAATCTTTTCTTTACTGTTTCTATCTCATTGCCAATATCATCTTGCTCAACAGTAGTAGATAGTAATGTACAAGCTATATCACGCATTACTATCCACCACCTTAAACTCATTACTTAATCCTAAGTTATGACATAGAAGATTGTATGTTCTTTGAGATAGTTCTTTTTCTTTTATATCTACATTTCCAAAATTAGCTTTTACAAACATTACTATTGCAGAATGTATAAGAGCATTATCTAATTCAGAATTTATATCCTGTCTTTTCAAATCTGCTTTTCCTGCATTAATCCACATAGTAATTTCATCATCTTTTAATGTTGATGTATCTACTATGCTTAAACTTTGTTTAGCTAACATCATTAACTTTTCCATACAATCTCCCTCCGTTTAATTAAACACCTGCTGTAACTTTTCCGTAAGCAAATGCATTTGGTTTTTTGTTTCCATCAGCGATTAAGTAACCACCATATACAACTCTTCTTGGTTGTACTTTAACTTCTTTGTCTACTCTTAAAGGTTCGTTGAAGTTTAATATATAGTTTGCACCATTACCTACAACTACATCTCCAGCTTTTAAGAATGGGTCAGCTTCGATTGTTGTTCCGTTAGCTTTTCCTAATCCTGCTACTAGATATGGATAATTTCCATTTTCATCTTTGTAGAATGCAATTCCATCTGCTACATCATTTGCAATATATACTTTTGCTCCTACTCTATCTTCATTTGATAAAGAACCAAGTAATGATTTCATTAAATCTATAGCATTTGAATCTGATTTTGCTTCTAATCCTTTTGTTATTCCTGTTGGTTTATCAGCTCCATCTCCATATATAACTGCATTTATTAAAGCTGTATTCATTTTTTTGTTTAATTCTTGTAGTAAAAAACTAATAAATCCTTCAACTGTCATAGCTTCAGCTTTCCATGTGATTTCGATAGCTTTTGCCAATTCATGTCCTGTTAATTTTAGGTTTCTATATTCTTGTCCTTCATTTTTTGTAGCAGTTGTTTCTACATACCATTCAGCATCATCTCCTGCAAAGAAATATGGTAAATCAATATTTCCATTTACATTTAATTTTGTTATATCTCTGTAAATTGGAGATTGTTCTTGTGCTATTTTCATTAAATCCATTCTTACTGAATCTGGTATTAATAAACCTAAATTGTTTATTCCTTGTGTTCCTTCTGCTGATGCAACAAATTCTGTTGCTGTTGTTCCTATAGCATCTCCTATAGCTCTTTCTTCTGTTTCTTCTAATTTAACTCCCATTAAAGTTTTTGCCCAAGCACTTCTATATTCTGGGCTAGCTGTTGTAAATTTTCTTTCTTCCATTTCTTCTTTTCCTCCTATTTTTGTTAATTTTGAAACTTCTTTGTTTCTTTTTTCTAAATCTTCAGTATCAGCTATTAAACTTCTTTCTTCTTCTTTACTGATTTCTTCTGATTTTTCTTCTGTCTTAACTTCTTCTTGCTCTGGAACTTCATTATTTATATCTTCAA